GAGGACGAAGCTGCGGCCCCGATTGCCGCCGAGCAGGCCGCAGCCGCAGCGCCAGCGCCGCAGCCCGATGCGCCCCAGGCCAGCCTGCTGCCGCCCGTTGACCAATCCGTTCAGCAGCCCGCGCAGTAAGCCCGCACCATGGCATTCAAGGTCACCACCGCACCGGCTGCCGAGCCGCTGCTGATCACCGACGCCATCGTCAAACAGGCGCTGCGCGTGATCGACACGGCCGAAGATGCCTACATCACCCTGCTGCTGGCCAAAGCCCGCGAGGCGGCCGAACAGCTCACCTGGCGCGCGCTGATCACGCAGACCATCACCCTGGCCATGGACAAGTACCCCGGCCCGGGCATGGAAACCGCATCCGCCAACTGGTACGGCCCGGCCTGGGGCACCAGCCCCGGCCCGCTGACCACCACCAAGCCTGACGGCGTCACCGGCTACGAAGTGCTGCTGCCCCGGTCGCCCTTGCAGGCCGTCACCAGCGTGCAGTACTACGACACCGACGGCACGCTGCAAACCCTGGCCCCCAGCGCCTACATCGTCGACAGCATCAGCGAGCCGGCCCGCATCACCCCGGCCGTCGGCACCGCCTGGCCCAGCACCCAAAACCGCGCCAATGCCGTGCTGGTCACCTTCACCGCCGGCTATGGCGCCAACGCTGCGGCAGTGCCGCAAGGCATCCTGCACTGGATATTGCTGGTCACCGCCACCCTGTATGAAAACCGCGAGATGGTGGCCATCCTCACGCGCGGCAAGGCCGAGCAACTGCCCTACGTGGCCAGCCTGCTCAGCAACCACCGCGTGACGCTGTACGCGCCCCCTGCGTACTGGGCTTGACCATGCGCATCGGGGACTTGCGCCGGCGCGTCAACATCCAAACGCGCAGCAGCGGCATCGACAGCCACGGCCAGCAGCAGACCACCTGGGCCGACCTGCTCACCAGCGTGCCGGCCGACATCCAAAGCCTCAGCGGCCGCGAGCTGCTGGCCGCCCAGGCCGTGAACACCGAGATCACCCACACCGTAGTGCTGCGCTACCACGCCAGCCTGGCTGACCCGGTAGCGGTGGCCGCCATGCGCTGTGTGTACGTCAACGCTGGCGTCACCCGGCTTTTCAACGTCGCCTCGGCCATCAACGTGGACGAACGCAACCGAACCATCGAACTGTGGGCCGGCGAAGGCCTGAACCAGGGGTAACACCACATGACGCAACAGCTTGTCTACGCCGGCGCCGCCGAGCCCTACTTTGAAGTAGCCGTCACCGGGCGCCAACGCAGCTGGTATCGCAACCAGGTGCAGGACGTGCCTGACGCCACCGCGCTGCTGCTGCTGGGCGCGGGCGCTGGTTTCTCGGTCTACTTGGGCGGGCCGCTGAGCAGCAGCGACACCGCTGCTGTGAAAGGCTTGGTGTCAAGGGCTGGGAATCAGCTTCTGACGGGAGCTGCCACTGGCGCGACAACCGGCTGGATCGGCGCCCTCGGCTCGCCCGAACGGTTTGCGGTGCAGCCCACCGGCATCAGCGGTACGGCGAGCATCACCATCGACGCCAGCGCAGACGGCGCGACTGCTGCTGTGACGCTGGGCGTGCTGTCCCTGACCAGCGCCGACAACGGGAAATCGAACTACACGCCCCCGCTGAGTGTGGGCTACCCCTATGTGCGTCTGACCGTCACCGCTGACGGTGGCGGCACCCACAACATCGTCACCGGAGCCTGACATGCCGACTTGGACACCTTCCACCGCCGCCGTCTCTCCGCAACCCGTCAGCCAGCTCACCGGCACCGGTACGCAGGTTGTCACATCCAACCTGTTTCAAGCCGGCCCCTACGGCAACGTGTTTCCATGCAACGGCGACGCTATCCAAGTGCGTGTTGCAAAAATCGGCACGCCCACTTCTGACTGCACCATTGAAATCTGGTTCGCCATTGACGATGCAGCCACGCAGTTCGGCAACGCATTGACGCTGACCAATGCCCAGATCAACGGCAGCAGCGCCAGCGGCGGTTTCAGCGCCCGCGTCCCAACTGCGGGCAAATTCTGGCGGGCCTACCTCAACGCCGGCACTATGACGGGCGGCAACGGTTTCGCACTGTCTGGGCGGGCCTGATCCGTGGCAGTCATCGGCCTGACGGTCAGCAATGGCCGTTTGTACCTCAACGGGCAGCGGTTCCGAGGCGTCGGCCTGAACTGGGGCGGCGCCGTGGTGCGCATCTATTCCCAGGTCAGCACCACCGCCTGCGCCTACACGCCCAGCGCCGAGCAGGACGCGTTCATCGCCTATGCGCAAAGCATCGGCGCCAAGTGCGTGCGCATCAAGGCCATGCCGTTCTATCCTGCGCAGTGGACGTACGGCCCGCAGCAAGGCAAAGCCTGGAACGTTGCAACCGGCACCGACCGGGCCACGCACTATGCTTATCTGGATTCGTTCCTGGCGAAGCTGAAAGCTGCCGGCATGGGCGCCATCCTGTGCATGTTCTTCCGCTGGCCGACCGTGCCTGATCTGGTGGGCGACAACTGCCGGCAGTGGCTGGTCGGCGGCAGCAACACCCGCACTTACGCGACGACGATCACGCAGGAAATGGTGACGCGCTACACGGGCGGCACGCGCAGCGATCTGGCTGAGGCTGTGTGGGGGTGGGAATACAGCAACGAACTCAACCATGTCAACGACTACGGCGGCACGCCCAGCGCGAACGGCATGTGGGCGCCACAGACCAGCTACGGCACCGCCACCGGCGCGGCTTATGACACGGCCAACGCCTCGGTGCTCAAATCGACAGGCACTTACGAGCCCAGCGAGTTGCAGACCGTATTGACATGGTGGGACGGCGTTGTCTCAGCCATCGACCCAAACCGGTTGCGCCTGAGTGGGAACGGCCCGAATGCCTACTGGCAGCCGGGCGGTGCGGGCGGCATTGTGCAACCGCTCAACGCCTGGGCCGATCAACAGGTGCGCGACAACCCGCACAACGGGGTGTGCGTGCATTGGTACGGCGGCCTCGGTTACGCGAGCTTCAACAATCGCGGCTTCGGCGCTTGCCTGACGGCGGGCCGCACCGCTGCACAGGCCCGGGGCCGAGCCTTCGTGGTCGGAGAGTATGGCAACCAGCCCCGCAGCATCAGCGGCTTGTCGGTGAGCGCTGGCGTGGCGACGATGAGCGTAGGCACCAACTGGGCCAGCGAGGTAGGCGACGTGATGCGCGTCGTCAACAGCGGCGGCTATGACGGCGACTACACCATCACCGCGCTGCCCGGCGGCCAGAATGCGGCGGCCACCCTGCGCGCCCCTGCCGGCACACCGAACGGCAGCACCAGCACCGGCAAGGTTCAGCATCTGGTGAGCCAGTTTGAACGCATGACCAATGACATTGTTTCGGCTCAGGTCGATCTGGCGATGGTGTGGTGCTACGAGTCAGATCCGCTGATTGAGATCGGCCAGAGCGTCACGCACTCTTGCAACGCCTGGGAAGCAGGCGTCATCAGCGCTGCAAACACCCGGCTTGCTGTGGCGGCGTGGTAATTTCCCATCCCCTGCCGGTGGTGCTGCCTATGACCCGCTGCTGTCCTTCGGGGGCTTCGCCCGCTCCAGCGCGGCCCGCGCCCAGGCCTGGCCGTAGCGGTCGATCTTCTGCTTCAGGGCTTTGGTGAGGCGCAAGGTGACACGCTCGTCCAAGGCGGTTTCAGGCGGCGCAGGCGGCCGACCCCGGGGGCGTTTCGGTTCTTCCATGCCGGTAGTTTACGGCAGACAAAAAAGGGTTGCAAAAGCGTATTTGATGGCAGACAATAAAGCCACTGACAAACGCAACGGAGCAAGCAGCATGGAAGCCACCTACAAGCGATTCACGGTCCGCGGCATCAGCGACAAGAGCGAGTGCGATGTGTGCGGCAAGACCAACCTGAAACTGACCATCGTGATTGAGTCCGAAGCCGGCGACCTGCTGCACTACGGCTCTGACTGCGCCGCCCGCACCCTGCGCCAGGACTACATGGGCAAGCGCCACGCCATCAGCCGCGAAGCTGCCATCAGCATGGGCCGGAGCGCGAAGCGGGGCGAAGGCTTTGCCCGGCTGTCTCAGCGGGTGGCGGCATGATTGAACTTCCGGCTCCGCGCACCTACGGCATGACCTACGCCTGCCAGGACGGCGTAGTCGAGCCGCCTCATGTGCTCTTGGCGCACCCCGACCGCGAATGCATGGAGCGCGAGGCTGCTGGCGGCTTCGGCCATGTCGTGCCGCTGTACGACGCAGATCAGGTGCGCGCCCACGTTGCCGCAGTGCGGCGCCAGACCCTGAAGGATGCTGCCCAGGCCGCTGGCCCCGAGGACTCCTACCAAGACGAGTGGTTCAAAGCCAAGGCCGACGCGGTGCGCCGCATCCTGGCGCTGCCTGGCGCCTGATTCCAAGCCCCCAGAGGTGGTGATCCACATGCCTTGGCAGCCCAACTCTCCCAACACCTGGCGCCTCGGCGCCAAGATCGTGAGCAGACCCATGACCACACTCGCACACCACCAGCGCGTCGTTGATGAGCAGACCGACCTGGACGCCAAGCGCGAGAAGCTGACCGCGTTCTACTCATCGTCGGTCTTCCACGGACTGCCTGAGTCGGATCAGTCGCTGCTGCTCAAGCAGGGTGTCGCCATGCGGGCGTACTCAGAAATTCTGGGTGAGCGCATCAAGGCGTTCACGTCCTGATTCCCAGCCCCCAGAGGTGACACATGCCCGCAAAAATCACGATTGACTTGGACGGTGATGTGCACACGCACATTGCAAACACTGGCGGCGGCCCGGACTACGCCACGGTCTGCGGCCTGGCTCTCGACGGCGACGCATATTCAGGTGCTGAAGTTCGTACGCCGCGCGGCGCGAAAATCACATGCTCTGCGTGCCACCGGGCCTGGCTCTGCTGTCTCGGCTTGCTCGCTAAGCACTTTGACGTGCCGGACTGATTCCCGTACTTCAGAGGTGCTGCTGCCGGCAGACCAACTCCAAGGACAACCCGTGATTGACCCCGCTCTGATCTTCATGGCCGTGGCCGCCGCTGTGCTCGGCAGCTTGCTGTCCGGGTGCGACGTTGAGGCCAAGCCTGTCTCGCCGCAGCAGTATGAGCAGGCCAAAGCTGACTGCGCGCCGCACGGCGGCCTGGTTAGCGCGGAGTGGGTACACGTCATGCTGCGGCCGAACCGGGTGGATGCGGTCTGCCAAGACGGCCTGCGGGTTGCCCGCAAGGACTGACCATGCCCTACCCCTGCAGTTCCTGCAACCGCGACGAAGGCTCGCCGATCTGCCTGGGCGATGAGCGGTGCCAGCGCGGCCCCGCGCCGCAGCGAGTGCCTGATGGCGTGGCGCGGTTGAAGGTAAAGCTGATCGCCGAACCTGATTTCGCCAAGGCGTTGCTGCCCAACTTGACGCATGAGCAAGTCAAGGCGGCGCTGCGGCCCCGGCCTGCCTGATCCCAGCCCCCCAGAGGTAATGCTCGAAATGCTCCGCCGCTTGATTGATCTGCTGACCCTGCCGCGCCGGCATGCCGATCTGCTGCGCGCCTACAGCGCGCTGTGGCTGGCCGTGCGCGCTGACCAGATCGGCCGGCGCAAGCGCGACGAAGACGCAGCTCGTGCCGCACGCCACCACCCGCGCGGCTATGAAGACACCGCCCCCATGCACCCGCGCCGCGCCCGGGCTGATGCTGACCTGCTGCACTGACCCATGACCAACCTCGTCCAAGACGTCCAAGCCCTGCTCGCTGCGCTGGCCCCGGCCGGCGGCGTGCACTACGGCATCAATGAGGGCGCGCCGGTCTACCCCTACATCGTGTGGCTGCGCGTCGCAAGCACGCCCAACGTGAGCCTGCGCGGTCCCAGCGCGCTGCAAAACACCCGGCTGCAGATCGACATCTACAGCCGCCAGGTCAGCGAGCTGGTGGCCATTGATGCGGCCGTTGAAGCCGCCTTTGCCGCCTGGTCAGTGCAAAACGCGCCGTTGCTCGAATTTGACGTGGTCGACCCCGACACCCGCGCTTACCGCCGCGTCAAAGAATTCTCTGTCTGGGCCACCAACTAGGCCGGCCGCCACCGCACCAGCACCCCGGCCAGCACTGGCCGCTTCGTCACCCCGCCCGCAGCTTGCGGGCTTTTTTTCGCCTGGAGATTCCCCATGCCCAACAGCACCGCCATCAGCGCCCAGAACTCGGGCTTCTACCTCGAAGGCACCGCCGGCAGCGCGGTCACCATCACCGCCATCACCAAGGCCGCCTCAGCCGTGGTCACCGGCACCAACACCCTGGCCGTGGGTGATGTGTTTGAGTTCGGCGTCGTCACCGGCATGCCTGAAATCTTCGGCCTGCTCGGCGTCGTCACCGTGGCCAGTGGCACCGGCTTCACCGTCAACATCGACAGCAGCAATTACGCCGCCGTCGGCACCGCCGGCACCGGCGCGCCCAAGACCTGGACTGAGATCGGCAACGTCAAAACCTACAGCGGCTTCAGCGGCAGCGCCAGTGAGCTGGACAAAACCAACATGCGCAGCGGCGCCATGGAATACGCCGCCGGCCTGCAAGACTTCGGCACCTTCAGCCTCACCATCGACGTCGACAACACCGACGCCGGCCAGCTCGCCCTGCGTGCCGCCAAAACCACCGCCGCCACCAAGGCGTTCAAACTGGTGCTGCCCAACGGCAAGCTGCGCGTGTTCAAGCAGTTCTGCAAGAAGTTCGATGAGTCGGGCGGCGTCAACGCCATCGTCAAAGCCTCGGTCGACCTGCGCATCACCGGCGTCGTCAACTACGCCTGACCCGCAGCCTGAGCGACACCCAGCGCCGCACCATGAACGACACCCAAGCACTCGACGACGCCCTGGCCGGCCTGCTGCAAGCCCTGCAGGGCGACGTGCTGCAGCAATGCACCCAAGCCGCCGCGGCGCCGCTGCTGCAGCAAGCCCAGCAGCGCGTGCCGGTGGCCAGCGGCCTGGTGCGTAACCACCTGGCCGCCGTGTCGCACCACAGCGCCAACAGCGCCAGCACCGCCGTGCAGGTGCTTGACTCTGGCCCCGGCGGCGCCGCCCACGCCGCCATCTTTGTTGAATACGGCACCGCCCACATGCCGGCCCAGCCCTTCATGCGCACCGCCTTTGCCGCCGCGCATGACCAGGCCCTGGCCGCCTTCACCGCCGCCCTGCAAGCCCGCCTGGGCAGCTGACGGCGCACCCACCGCACCACCACACCCCACACCATGACCCTCGACAAACTCAGCCTGCTTGCCGCACTGGCCGCCGCCCCCACCGCCGTGGCTGTTGAAGGCCTGGGCACCGTCAACCTGCGCCAGATCAGCGTGGCTGAAAGCGACACCCTGCGCCGCCTCAGCAAAGCCGACACCGACGCCAACGCCGACCCCAGCGCCTTCGGCCTGCGCCTGGTGCTGGCCAGCCTGGTCGACGACAGCGGCAACCCCATGCTGACTGAGGCCGACCTGGACGCCCTGCGCCAGTCCGCCGGCGCCAAGGTCGACAAGCTGGTTGAAGCCGTGCTGCTCATCAACGGCTTCACCAAACCCGCCCCCGGCACGGCAGAGGCAAAAAACGCCGCGAGCTGAGGGACGACCCCGAGCGCCGGTTCCGGCACCGCCTGGCGCTCGCCCTCGGCATGACCCTGCAGCAACTGCACTACGCCATGCCCATGGCCGAGCTGCAGGCCTGGGCCGACTACGCCGCCATCGAGCCCTTCGGCAGCCATTACGACGACCTGCGCGCAGGCGCCATCGCCGCGGCCACCTACAACGTCAACCGCGACCCCAAGCACCGCGCCGAGCCGTTCGTGCCGCTCGATTTCACGCCCTGGAACTCACTGGCCACCGCCGCCAGTGAACCCACCGTCATCGGCCAAGACCTGACGCCTGACCAGCTGTCAGCGCTGATCGACGCGCAAATGTTCGGCAAGACCTGATCAGCCCACCACCGGAGCCCCCGCACCATGAGCCTGGCCAACCTCACCATCAACATCAACGCCAACACCGGCGCCACCGTGGCCGGGCTGCAGGATGTGGGCAGCACCGCCAAAGCCGCGTTTGCGCAAAGCAACGCCGCCATCGACGACTACCGCAGCCACCTGCAAAAAGCCGCTGACCACATGAGCGCCGCCGCCAAGCAGATGGGCGGCAGCATGGACGCCGCCAATGACGCCATCGTCGCGGGCGCCGCGCGAAGCGAAGAAGCTATTGCGCAACTTCAAAAAACGGCAGCCGCCCCTGAATTGACGACGTTTGGTGAGCGCATGGCTCAGCGCTACCAAGCAGGTATGAATGCAACCAAGGCAAAGCTCGAAGAGTTTGGCCAGTGGATGGAGCAAAAGGCTGAACTGATTGGCGGGCTCTGGGCAGCAAAGACGTTTGCCGGCCCAGTCATTGGCGCAATGGCGCAATTCGCAGCTACGGCCTACGCAACCTACAAAGCCGCTGGTTGGGTGTTCGGGCTGTTCTCTGGCGAAAGTTACAAGTCGGCTTCTATCGACCAGCTCATCGCCCTGAACGACCAGGTCAAGGCCCTGCAAACCAACCTGCACATCAGCGCGCAAGAGGCGGGCGCACTGCTCGACGCCACCGCCCGCCTGGGCGTCGACAAAGCCGACTACACCGCCGCCTACAAAGCCGCCGAAGTGGCCATGCGCAGCAATGGTGATGAGCTGGACCGGCTGGGCATCCGCTACAAAACCGCCAACGGCCAGCTCGTCGACCAGCAGACGTTTTTGCAAAACGCCAAGGCCGCGCTGGACGCTTACACCGTCGGTTGGGACCGCAACCAGGCCGCAGCCGCCATCGGCGCCGGCAGCTATGAGCAGATCACCGCCGCGCTGCAAGTCACCCGCGCCGAGCTGGAACAAAGCAAGGCCCGCATGGACGAATACGGCGTGGCCATCGGCCCTGCCACCCAAGCCGCCGTGGCCCGCTACCAACAAGCCATGCGTGATTTCAACAACGAAACCAAGCTGATGGGGCAGGGCGTTTCACGCGCCATCGCTGACCAAATCATGCCAGCACTGACAGACTTGGCTGTTCTATTCAAAGACGGATTTCCCACTGCGGTGCGCGCGTTCCGTTACAGCATGGCCGGGGTAACGTCGCTGCTGTACGGCATCAAAGAAGTGTTCGACATCGTGTGGGATGTGGCCAAGGGTGCAGTGCTTGGCATTGGGGAGCTATTCGCCGGGCTAGGCAAAGCCGCATGGCAGGCGCTGCACGGCAATTTGACCGACGCGGCAGACACCATGCGCGACGCATGGACGGCGGCCGGCACGCACGCATCAAAAACGATGGAAGACATCGTCGCAGACAGCGTCAAGAACCGCGATCGCATGGCCATGGCATGGGGCTTTGACGACCGCACTGAAAGTTTGACTGATGCCGGCAAAACAGCCAAGGGCAAGACAGGCGCCACCTGGCAGCCCAAACCCGCCGCTGCAGCGGCTGATACCACCGCCAGCAGCGCCTACCAGAACTACCTGCTGGAACTCGACCGCACCCTCAAGAAGGTGCAGGACAACGAATACGCTGCCATGCGCCTGAAGGCCGCGCAGCTGGCGCAAAAAGAGGGCATCACCGACCTGGCGCAGGCCTACAACACCATCAACGCCATCCAGCGCCAAGAAAGCCAGCGCGCGGTGGACGACATGACCCGCAAGCTCGGCGACGAAACCGCGGCCTACAGCTTCCAGTCCAGCATCCTGGGCCTCACCGCACTGCAGCAAGACAAGCTCACCTACGCCATGCAAAAGCGGCTGGACCTGGACAACCTGCTGGCCGCCGCCCGCAAAAGCGGCAAGCCGCTGGACGACCAGGCCATCACTGACCTGCGCACCACCACTGAGTCCACCATCGCACTCGGCAACGCGCAGCGTGACCAGCGCGACGCCACGCTGCGTAGCCAGGCCACCGGCGTCAATAACGCGCTGCTTGCCTACCGCGACAACGCAAGCAACGCCGCCAAAGCCGCCGAGAACGCCGTCACCGGCAGCCTGCACCGCATGGAAGACGCGCTGGTGCAGTTCGGCAAGACCGGCAAACTGAGCTTCAAAGACCTGTTCGGTTTCATGGCCGACGAATACCTGCGCCAGCAGGTGCGCATGGCCATCGGTGACAGCGCGGGCAGCGGCGGCCTGTTGGGCAGCGCCCTGGCCAAACTGGGCAGCCTGTTCGGCGGTGGTATTGGCGTGACAGCTGGCGACGCTGGCGCCAGCAACTACGCCGCGCTGGCGGCTGCCGTGCCATTGGCAACCGGCACCAACTACGTGCCATACGATGGCATGCCCGCCGTGCTGCACAAGGGCGAAGCAGTGGTGCCCGCGGCCTACAACCCCGCTGCCGGCGGCCGTGCCAGCGGCGGCAGTGTCAGCATCGGCAGCGGCCAGGTGATCCAGATCGGCCAGGGCGTGAGCCGAGCCGAGGTGACCGCCGGCATCAACCAGGCCAACGCCGCCAGCGAGGCCAGGCTCATGCGCCGCTTGGCGCAAAAGGGCGTGCTGTGAGCGTCTACAGCTGGCCCATCAGCTGGGCGCCAAGCGCGTTTGAACTGCGGCTGTTGTCCAACACCCGCAGCTTCATCGGCCCTTACACGCCAAGCACGCAGGTGCTCGACCTGATGGGCGAGCGCTGGAATGGCCGCATCGATCTGACGCCGACCGAGGACCAAATCGAAGGCGGCCGGCGCGAGGCGTTTTTTGACCGCTTGAAGGGCGGCGCCCACCAGTTCGCCATCTGGAATTTCCGCCGGCCTGTGCCGCTCGGCACTGTGGCGGCCGGCCAAGTCGCTGTGCCAGTGGTCAATGCCAGCAGCGTGACGGTCAACGCCATCAACGCCAGCAGTGCCGTGGCGCCCTGCGTGGCCGGTGACCCGGTGCTGCTGTCGGCCGTGCCGCTGCTGGCCAACACCTGCACCATCCAAACGCGCGCGGGCCGCACCGTCTATGCCGGCGACATGCTCAGCCTGGGTGGCGTGCAAACCGTGCGCGTGATGGCCGACGCAACAGCCGATGCCAACGGTTTTTTGACTGTTGAGTTCCAGCCGCGCGCGCGCGGCGTGATCCCCGCCTATGCGGCCATCACCACTTACCGGCCGCTCATCACGGTGATGCTGAAGGCTGATGGCGTTCCCACCACCTGGCACCCCGGCTTTGCCGATGGCGCCAGCTTTGAATTCGTCGAGGTTCCATGAGCCAGCACCTGTTTGCCAATGACACGTCGTTCAGCCTGTCAACGTTGGATGCCAACTTCAATGACCTGTACGGTCAGTACGTCTACACCTACCGGTGGAACTTCGGCGGCAATGCCCGGTCGCTGACGCTGGCAGGCATCCCGGCAGGTGAGGGCGGCCCGTCCTACCTGATGATGGGCAACAGCGACAGCGGCGGCGCTGCCGGCCCGGCCGTGTTCGTCAGCGCCAACCGCAGCATCAGCATCGGGTTCGGCACCAGCTTCTCGTCATCAAGCGGCGGCACGGTCACTGCTGTTGTCGCCATTGAGCCCGGTATCTTCCGCCCGGCTTCTGACGCATCGGCCAGCTGCGGCGGCGCCAGCTACCGCTGGTCCACGGTTTACGCCAGCACCGGCACCATCAACACGTCAGACGCCCGCGAGAAAACCGCCGTGGCGCCGCTCACGCCGGCCGAGCTGGCGGCATCCAAAGCCCTGGCGGCTGAGCTTGGCAGCTTTCGCTTCTTGTCTGCCGTTGCTGCCAAGGGGGCAGTGGATGCCCGCATGCACATCGGCATGACCGTGCAGCGCGCCATGGACGTGATGACGGCCCACGGCCTGAACCCGTTGGCCTACGGCTTCATTTGCCACGACACCTGGCAAGCCACCGGCAGCACGCCAGCAACGGCTGACGCACCCGAAGTGCCCGGCGCGCCGCCTGGTGACCGCTACGGTTTCCGCACCGATGAGCTGCTGCTGTTCATCGCGCGCGGCTTTGATGCCCGGCTGCAAGCCCTTGAGGCAAACGCCTGATGCGCACCCTGTCTGCCGGTGAGCTGGCCGCGCTGCAGGTCACGCCCTTGCCCTTGGCCCTGCTGGTTGAAATGGATCTGTCGTCGCCGCTCAACCTGTGCACCATGGGCATCAACATCACTGTGGGCGGCATCACCTACCTGGGCGCCGGTGGCCTGGGCCGCATTGATGCCGTGCAAGACAGCCCGGCCGAGATCAAGCCGCTGAGCTTTGAGCTGTCGGGCGTGCCGTCAACGCAGATCGCGCTGGCCCTGAGCGAGCCGGTGCGCGGCAAAGCCGTGCGGCTGAAAACCCTGCTGTTCGACCCGGCCACCTACCAGCCATTCACGCCGCGCTTGCGCTGGCAGGGTTTGTGCGACGTGATGGCCATTGACGAGGGCAGCGGCACGGCCACCATCAAGGTCACCGCCGAACACGGCGCCATTGACCTGCTGCGCCCCACCGTCAGCTACTGGTCCGACGCCGAGCAGCGCCGCTTGTTTGCTGGTGACCCCAGCTTGCAGTTCCAGGCTGATCAGGTCGAGCAAAAGATCGTCTGGCCAGCGGCCAGCTACGGCCGCAAATGACACACGACCCCACCAACACCCAGCCTCAAGCGTGGCTGGCGCGCTTCCACGCCCTGGTGGCGCAGCGCCTGCGCACCCCTTTTGCGTGGGGCACGCATGACTGCTGCCTGTGGGCCGCTGACTGCGTGCGGGCCATCAGCGGCCAAGACCCGGCCACCGGCCTGCGCGGCAGCTACAGCGATGCGGCTGGCGCGGCCCGCCTGGTCACGCAGCTGGGCGGTTTGCACGCACTGGGCAGCCGTGCCGGCCCGTCCATTCGGCCGCTCATGGCGGGCGTTGGGGATGTGGGACTGGTTGACCATGACGGCCGCCAAACACTGGCCGTGTGCATAGGCACCGGCTGGCTGGCGCCCGCCAAAGACGGCCTGGCAGTGCTGCCGCTGGCCCACGCACTGACCGCCTGGAAAGTGACCCATGCCTGAAACTGTTGCCGTTGCCATTGCCGAGGCCTTTGCGGCTGTCGGCGCTGAAACCATTGCCGTGGCGATCTACACCGCCCCGGCGTGGACATTGACTGCCATTGCCGTGGCGGTGTCCGTCTACACGCTGCGCGACCAGCAGCGCAAGCAGCAAAACGCCGCCCGCGACGCGTACAACAACAGCCTGCAAGACCGCTACGTGATGATGCGCGGCGCCACCACGCCACGCCAGGTGGTGCTGGGCCGCCAGCGCGTCAGCGGCCCGATCCCGTTCCTGCAGAGTTACGGCGCCGACCGCGCCAGCCTGGCATTCGTGCTGCTGCTGGCCGCGCATGAGATTGATGCCGTCGAGGCCATCTACATCAACGACGAGCTGGCCATCATTGACGGCGCCGGCAACGTCACCGGCGTAAACCGGCGCGACCAGTTCGCCATGTCCACCAGCACCGGCACGTTCACCCTGTCGGGTGATGCCGAAACCGGCGGCGCCAGCGCGGCCTGGGTGGACTACGGCAGCACCCGCGTGGCGCTGACCATCACCAGCTTCGTGAACCGCGTGGTCAGCGTCAGCGGCGGCACGGCGGGGCTGACGGGCACCGTCACCATTCAGTACAAGCCCTCGCCCAGCCCGTGGCTCGCCACCACCGGCGGCAATGATTTGCAGGCCACCATCACGCTTGACGGCAGCGGCAACGGCAGCGTGGTGCTGCCTACCACGCCCGCGTCCATCGGCACCGTGGCCGGCGGCACGGTCGACAACATGGTCGACGTCACGCCCTATGCCGGCATGTCCGGCAGCACCGTCACCGTCACCAGCGCACCAGCCGGCGTGTGGGGGCGCGACGTGGTGGTCACCTACCGGGCGGCCACCGCCAACAACTCACGCATGCGCATCCGCACCCGCTTGGGCGCCCCGGGGCAGGCGGCCGATGCGGGCCTGATCGCCGAGCTGCCCGGCGTGTGGACATCTGCACACACCCTCACCGGCCAGGCCTACCTGGTGATCGAGGGCGACTTCAGCCCCGACGCCTTCCCCAGCGGCTTGCCCAACATCAGCGCCGTGGTGCGTGGCGCCAAATGCTATGACCCACGCACAGGCGCAACCGCGTGGACCGAGAACCCGGCCATCCTGGCTCGCTACGTTGCCACCAGTTCACTGCTGGGTCGGCTGGGTGCGGCCATGGTGAACGACACCAGCATCGCGGCAGCGGCCAACGTGTGCGACGCCAGCGCCACCTACATTGTCAACGGCCAGGCCTATACCCGGGCCATGTACACCGCTGGCACAGTCGTCAAAAGCGGCACGCCGGCCAAAGCCGTGCTCGATGACCTGTGCACAGCCATGGTCGGCCGCTGGTGCCTGGTGGACGGCCAGCTGCGCCTGCGCGCCGGGGCCTACACCACGCCGCTGCAAACGCTGGACGACAGCTGGCTCAGCGCAGCGCAGCCCATCACCGTGCAGCGCCAGGGGCGGCAAGACACTTTCAACACCGTCAGCGGCAAGTTTGTGGACGAGCTGCGGGACTACCAGCAGTTGGACTACCCCACCGTCACCGCCGCAGCTTATGTGACCGAAGACGGCACCACGCTGCCGATCGAAATACCGCTGAACTGCGTCAGCTTCTCAGGCCAAGCGCAACAGGTGGTGGCCGCGATGATGCGCGACGCCCGACAAGGCCTGCACCTGACCCTGACGTGCAACATGCGCGCCTACCCGGTCGAGGTGTTCGATGTGTTGTTGGTGAACCTGGCGCGCTTCGGCTGGACCAACAAAGCGTTTGAGGTGCTGGACGTGAGCTGGACGCTGGACGGCGGCATCACCCTGCAGCTCAAAGAGACCGACCCCAGCATCTGGCAGCTTGGCACCAGCTTTGCGGCCACTGACCCGGCGCCCAACACCCTGTTGCCTAACCCATGGTATGTGCCCGCTGTCGCCAGCCTGGCCTGCGCCAGCGGCACCAGTGAATTGCAGCGGCAAGCTGACGGCACCATCACCGCCACCATCAAGACAACCTGGGCGGCCATCACCGATAAGTACGTGACCGAAAGCGGCGGCGGCGTCGAAGTGCTGTACGGCTTGGCCACCACGCCCGAAAGCCAATGGCGCAGCGTGCTGTGCCCCAACGGCACCAGCTTGGCCCGGCTGGCCGATGTGCAAGACGGGGCGCTGTACCTCATCAAAGCCCGTGCCTACACCATGATGGTTAAAGGGGCCTGGTGCCCGCCGGTGCTGCACCGGGTGGTGGGCAAGACGGCAGCGCCGGCCAATGTCAGCGGGCTGACGGCCACTATTGTGCAGGGCGGCGTGCGCATTGATTGGGCCGCTAACACCGAGCTGGACTATGCGCAAACCGAGTTGCGCATCGGTGCGCCCTGGGGCTCGGCCACGTTGTTGTTCAAGGGGGCGAGCACCACCTACACCTGGCCCTGGCCATCGGTGGGCACCTACACCATTGCCGCCAAGCACCGAGACACCACGGGCAACGAATCCACGACGGCCGCCACTGTGTCCGCCACGGTCGATTCGGGCATGTTCGTGCAGTGGGCCAACATCAACGGCACCGGCAAAGCGGCCGACAACGCCACCGTGAACCGCCTGACCTATGGTGTGGCAGCCCCCAGCAGCCCGGTGGACGGCGACGTGTGGGTGGACGACAGCGCCAGCCCGGCGGTGATCAAACTGCGGGTGAGCGGGGCATGGCAAGCCGGGGCAAACCTGAGCACGGGGGCGCTGGCACAGCTCAACAGCGTCGACACAGCGCAAATCAGCGCCAACGCGGCCACCGAGTTGTCATCTGACAGCTGGGACTTTGCTGGTACTGCTTACGGGTCAGGGAGCAGCGAAATTGTCCTGCGCACACTGACCGTCAGCACCACCGCAGCCAGCACCGTTGATTTCACCGCTATTGCAGTTGCGGATGGTGTCAACGGCGATTCCGGCCGCTACGTCGCCTGGTATGTCAACGTGGCGGGCGGGCCAGATGTGCTGCTCGGCGCAGCCGACCAGGTGGCTTACAGCCGCCAGTCGTTCGCCGCCGTGAGCAGCTTCGGTGTTGGCGCGGCCGTGTCGCTGCAGTTCCAGCTGCGGCTGAGAAACGCCTTGTCCGGTGGCTCACCCATGCATGTCTTCAACACCGGCATGCGTGTCATCTTCATCAAGCGGTAAACCATGCTGTTGCACATCTACGATTTGGCCACCGGCGTTTTCACAGGCGCCAGCCTGGACGGCTGCCCGGAATTCATTGCTGCCAACACACCGCCAGGGCACGGCGCAATGCCCGGGGTTGTTGACCCGGCCGGCCAGCGCGTCGACACCGCCGCCGGCCAAGTCATCGACCACCAACCCCCAGCACCACCGAACGACGCCATGCGCAGTTGGGCCTGGCGCGCCGGCACCAAGCGTTGGCAGCCGGCGCCCACGCTGGCTGCCCTGCAAGCCGCGCGCATC